CTGTATTATATTTTTAGAATATAACATTACTAATCCTCTAGTTGTACTAGAGTTCAGTAAATCTGCACCTGCTAATTGATATATGAGTCTATGCTCTCTATCTGTAAATTCCGATAGATCTAAAGAGTCATTTATTTTATACTCTAAATCCATAGCCTCTCTCTCATTTATTCCTGCTATATCATATATATTCATATTATCTCCTATTAAGGCTATGCCTAGCCTAAAAGACGACTAGGCATGCCAATTTGTTTATTGTTTGATTGAATCAATAAATTTCTTAAGAACTTCTAATTCTTTCTTAAGATTATTTATTTCTATTTTATCTTGATTGTTGGCTATCCATTCTTTAAATGGTTTATATTTTGGATTGCCTAAAGCTATCTGTTCTTCAACATATCGCTTTCTTTCTTCTTGTGTTTTAGTTTCCATATATGATTTATATGCCATATTTGTCTCCTTTCTGACAAAGTTTGTTTTTGCTCGCAACAACGAACTTTGAGTATATTTTATCCCTAAGTTTAAGTATTGGATCTGCTGGGCAGAAAAACTCATACTCAGTAAGATAATAATTTATCTCATTATCTATACATTCTTCTACTTTTGATTGTATATTATAGTTCATATCATCTCCTTTACATTATACTTAATATACCTAGCACTAAGGCTAGGTACACTAAATTACTTACTAGATTTGTCATCTGATAGTATGGATTTCCACATTTTATAAGAGAATACACCTCCTATAATCCATCCAATTATCATTAAAGTTAACCATACACCTAATAGTGTTAACACGATTGTACTTAACATATTTATCTCCTTTTATTAGTTGTTTATTTTATTAATCTTTATGTATTAATAACCATTGATAATACATAGTATTTAATCTTAAAATATAACCTTTCATTATTTATTCCTTTCTGTGCATATCTACATTATAGGTAAATATAGCACTTATTTGTATGTCCTACTGTATTACAGCAATCAACTATTACAGTAATATCAATAGGTTATATCAATATCAGCAATCAATTAATCAAACGATTTCGCCGAAAGTTAATTGACTACTGATATTATAATCAACAATGATTATATTTCATCGTCACTTGTGCGATGGAATCTAATCACCAACAAAGAAAGTCAGCTTTGCTGACAATTAACGACATAAAGACAATCGCCAATAGCGATTGACAGGGTTTTAAAGTCACCCCTGCATCATATCGACAACAGTCGATAGTGCAAATAGGGGGGTTTTATACAGATACCATCCAATATAGCCTTTAATGGGCCATAGGGGGGGTTTATTTTAACATTCCCTACAAATGTGGGGGTTTAACAAGGAGAAACTAATATGGCAATTCCATATATGGCAGGATCAGCAGGAATGAAAATGCTAAGAACACTTTACAAAGGTAAAGTTAAGCTAAAAAAAGGCACAAAAAAAGCTGCTGATTATTTAGGAAAAAAAGGACACGCAAAAACTAGCTCATTTGTTAGTGGTGTCGGCAAAAAATCACAAGCAGGATACAGAAAAGCTAAAAGTCTAGCTAGAGAATATCCAAAATCTGCAGCAGCATTAACTGGTGCGATTGCTTGGGATATGTTTGATGACGAATAATGGCTAAACAGAAGTTCATACACTATGTACCCAGACCAAAACCCAAAAAACGACCTGGAGTACACAAGAAAAGTAAGAACAAATCTGAAAAACGTAGCTTTAAAAAATACAATAGGCAAGGAAGATGAAAAAATATCCTTTAGGAATGGGCTTAATGATGCCAATGTTTAAATTAGACCCAAAAAAAAAACTTGAAAAAGCAAAAAAACTTAGTAAAAATTTAAAAGATCCTAAGTTTAGAAAAACTGCTAAAATCAAAGATTATTTTTATAACATATAATGGCTAAAAAAGGACTTTACGCAAACATTCACGCAAAACGAGCTAGAATCAAAGCTGGCTCAGGAGAACGAATGCGTAAAAAAGGGCAGAAGGGTAGACCAACTGCAGCTCAATTTAGGAAAGCAGCTAAAACTGCTAAGAAAAGATAATGGCATCACCAGCTTGGCAAAGAAAAGAAGGTAAATCCAAATCAGGGGGTTTAAATCGAAAAGGGATTGCGTCTTATAGACGAGCTAATCCTGGATCTAAACTCTCAATGGCAGTTACTACAAAGCCATCAAAATTAAAAAAAGGATCCAAAGCTGCTAAACGTAGAGCTAGCTTTTGTGCTAGAATGAAAGGCATGAAACGTAAGCTCACATCAGCAAAAACAGCTAGAGATCCTAATTCTAGAATTAATAAATCATTAAGAAAGTGGAACTGTTAACATGGCAAAAAATAGATTAGAAAAATTAGCTGATGAATTAATGAGATTGTCGCCTGAAGAAGGCGAACAATTAGGTCTTATTATGAAATCTAGAATGATGCCTGAAATGGCACGTCAGCAAGGATTATTACAACAACAAAATCCACAGATAGCGCAAATGGGCAAAAGACCACAAGGGAATGTACCCATGCCAACATCTAGGGATGCAGCAATAAGAGGACTATTAAGATGAGACTTAAAACATATGGCTTTCTTGCTAAAACATACGCAAAGAAATACGCAGCTGATGCAACAGATGCAATGAAAACATTATCTGCTAAATCAAAAAAACACATAAGAAAACATAAACTAAAATACACAGCAGGTGCTGGTGCAGCTACTGGATATGTAGCTGGTAAATCAAACAAGGAGTAATACTATGCCAATGGTAGGAAAGAAAAAATACCCATATACTAAAAAGGGTAAGATGGCTGCTAAGAAAGCTGCTAAAAAAAAAGGCATGAAAGTTAAAAATAAATACTAATGAAAAAACCTAAACTAGGATCTGGACAAAGATTTAAGCAACTTACTGCTAAACTAAAAAAACAAGGTGTCAAAGATCCTAAGGCTTTAGCAGCAGCTATTGGAAGAAAAAAATATGGTAAAGCTAAATTTCAAAAAATGGCTGCCAAAGGGAGAAAAAAATAATGGCAAAAAATAAAGAACTAGTACCTTATTCTAAAATAGAATCTGTTAAATCTAGAATAAGAGTTAGTGGTCAAAAATTAAAAAAAGCTGGTAAAAAATTTGCAGGTAAAGCAACAGCTGAACAAAAATTCTTGGGCAAAACTTTACCTAAATATATTGGTAAAGCAGCTAAGTTTGCTTTTAAAAATCCAATTACTTCAACTGCATTATTTTTTGTTCCTGATACTGTTAAATTTATGGGGAAACAAAAGGGAATTGATTTTAGTCCAACTAGACAATATGACAAAAAAGGAAGAAAATTTTTATAATGTCTGAAGAAAACAAAACAAATCATGGTGGTAAAAGACCTGGAGCTGGTAGACCTGTAGGATCTAAGAGTAAAATCTTGTGGAAATCTATGGAACAAATGGCAGAAAAATATCAACATTCTCCTTTAGATTACCTATTAGCTGTGTTAAACAATCCTGCAAGTAGTCCTGAAAGAAAAATGTATGCAGCAGAAAAAGCTGCGCCATATGTTCATGCAAGACTTACTTCATCAAACACAAAAATGAGTATAGATGAACCAGTTAAAGTCAAAGTCGAATGGCAAAAAGACGAAAACCAAAGTAGTTGAGATACCATACAAACCAAGAGCTTATCAATTAGAAGTTCATAAACACAAAAAACGATTTAGTGTTTTAGTATGTCATAGACGATTTGGTAAATCAGTTTTATCAATTAACGAATTAATTAAAACTGCATGTGATAAACCTAGATCTTTGTGTGCATTTATAGCACCAACTTATAGACAAGGTAAATCAATTGCATGGGAATATTTAAAATATTATACTGCACCATTAATTAAAATTGGTGGAAGTAGAAATGAATCTGAATTAAGAATAGATCTATTTAATGGATCAAGAATACAAATCTTTGGAGCAGATAATCCAGATAGTATTCGAGGTATGGGATTTGATGCTGTCGTACTTGATGAGTATGCAATCATGGCTCCAAGAGTATGGACAGAAATCGTAAGACCAGCTGTTGCTGATAAATTAGGATGGGTTTTATTTATCGGTACACCTATGGGTCATAATCAATTCTGGGAAGTTTATGATTATGCTTTAAGAGGTCGTGATGATTGGTATGCTAAGTTATATCGAGCATCAGATACAAAAGTTATTCCAGACGAAGAACTTGAAGAAGCTCGTCTAATTATGACACCTGAGCAGTACGAACAAGAATTTGAATGTTCATTTACTGCTGCTGTTAGTGGAAGTTATTATGGAAGATTAATAACTAAAGCTGACAAAGATGGTAGAATAACTGATGTACCAGTAGACGACAATGTAGGTGTAGAAACATGGTGGGATTTGGGTATAGGCGACTCTACAGCAATATGGTTTGCTCAAAGAGTAGGGGAAGAAATACATCTTATTGACTACTACGAAACTTCTGGTGAATCTCTTGCTCATTATGCTGATGTATTAGCTGATAAAGGATATGCCTATTCATCTCATATCGCACCTCATGATATTATGGCTAGAGAATTAGGAACTGGTAAATCTAGACTTGAAGTTGCTAACGAACTTGGTATAGATTTTGATATAGCTCCTAAATTAGAAGTTGATCATGGTATCGAATCTGTTAGAAATGCATTGCCTTATTGTTACTTTGATAGAGAAAAATGCAAACAAGGTTTAGATGCTTTAAGACAATATAGAAAACAATGGGATGAGAAAAACCAAATTTTTAAAAATAAACCTCTCCACGATTGGTGTTCACATGCAGCTGATGCTTTCAGATATGGATGTGTTGCAGAACCATTAGATACTTCTGATTGGGATAGACCAGTTAATGTGGATACAAAATATGTAGTATGAAATCAAAAGAAGAAATATTAAGAGTACTAGCTAACGAAATACATTCAGCATCAGGTTACATTGGTGGTGAGCTTGTTGCTAGAAGAAAGAAATCATTAGAATATTATTTAGGTATGCCTCTTGGTAATGAACAAGAAGGTAGATCACAAGTAATATCCAATGATGTCCTGGACACAGTAGAAAGTTTAATGCCTTCTTTAATGAAGATTTTTACTGCTGGTGAAAATGTATTTGAATGTGAAGGTGTTGGGCCTGAAGATGAAGAAATGGCTAGACAATGTTCTGACTATCTTAACCATATTTTCTATAAAGAGAATAATGGTTTTATAGCTTTATATTCTGCATTCAAAGATGCCTTAATTCAAAAGAATGGTATCTTAAAAGTATTTTGGGATAACTCACAAAAAACTGAAAGAGAAGAATATACAAGATTAACTGATGATGAGTTTAATGATCTTGTAGATAATGCTGAAGTTAAAGTATCAGCTCATACAGAATACGAAGAACCTATTACTGATGATCGTGGTAAAGAAATAGATAAAGTTAAACTACATGATGTAGTTATTCATAGAACTAAACTATATGGTAAAGTTACTATAGAACCAGTACCACCTGAAGAATTTTTAATTGAAAGAAGATGTAAGTCTATTGAAACTGCAAATTTTATTTGCCATAGAACTCAAAAGACTAAAACAGAATTAGTTGAAATTGGTTATGATCACG